AAGAGGGGGATTTTATTTTAGCTAGACCCAATTCAGGCACAAGGGTAAAAATACATGGTAAAGAGTTTCGCCTTATAAATGATGACAGTGTAGAGGCGGTTGTAGAAGATCCACGAGGGATTTCACGAGCATAGGAGAATAATATGGCTGAAGAGCAAAACATACCAAATGAAGAAGTAAAAGAAGAAGTAAAAGCTGAAGTGTCTGATGTTGAGATAGAAATAGCAGATGATACTCCTGAAGAAGATCAAAATAGAAAAAACTTACCAAAAGAATTAGTTAATAAGTTAGATTCAGAAGAACTTGATGAGTATGACGCTAAAGTAAAAGATAAAATATACCAACTTAAAAAAGTTTGGCATGATGAGAGACGTGAGAAAGAGCGTGTCCAACGTGAAAATCAAGAAGCTATTCAAGCTGCTAAAAAGCTACTTCAAGAAAATAACAAACTTAAAGAGCAATTCTTAAATACCGCAGGTAATGCGGCTGATCTTGAAATATCTGCAGCTAAAAAAGAATATAAAGAGGCTTTTGATGATGGGGACAGTGAGAAAGCGGCTGAAGCCCAACAAAAACTTACTGAAGCTACTTATAGAAAACAAAATGTAAAAAAATATAAAACCCCTTTACAAACTGAAGAAAATACTGTAAAACAAGAAAGTAATAGTAAACCTGCTGCTTTACCGCCTGACGCAAAGGCTATGGATTGGCAGAATAAAAATGATTGGTTCGGTCAAGACGAAGAAATGACTAGCCTAGCATTAGGTTTGCATGAAAAACTGGTAAAGCAAAATGGCGTAGGATACGCCACTACGGATGAGTACTATAAACGAATAGACGAAACCATGAGAAAACGGTTTCCAGAAAATTTTGAACTCGATGATAATACAGAATCTACGAAAGAAACTGTAAAAACAAAACCTTCGGCAGTTGTAGCTCCGGTAACGAGAACCACGTCTTCTAAGAAAGTACGATTGAGTACGTCTCAAATAAATTTAGCAAAGAAGTTGGGTTTGTCCCCGGAACAATACGCCAAAGAATTAATTAGATTGGAGAATCAAAATGGCTGAAAACAGATTAGCTCGTGAGTTAGAAAACAGAACTGCAAAAGAACGTCCAAAAAGTTGGGCGCCTCCTTCTACATTGCCAGAACCTGATAGACTGCCCGGTTATGATTATAGGTGGATTCGCACGTCTACTTTAAATGAGGCTGACCCTCGAAATGTTTCTATGAAACTAAGAGAAGGTTGGGAACCAGTTAAAGCAGAAGAGCAACCACATATGCAAATCGTAGCAGACGCAAATAGTAGGCATCCGGGTTGTGTAGAAATAGGTGGATTATTACTCTGCAAAACTCCAATAGAGCTTGTAGAACAACGAAACGAATATTATCAGAATCAGGCTAATAACCAAATGGATTCAGTTAATAACAATTTTATGAAAGAAAATGACCCAAGAGCGCCTTTGTTTAGAGATCATAAAACATCGGTATCTTTTGGTAAAGGTAAATAATTTTTTATTAGGAGATTTATAAATGGCAGCTACTGCTTCCCCTTTCGGGTTACGTCCAATTAATATGCTTGGCGGAACACCCAATCATGGTGGGGCCATGAGAGAGTTTCCAGTTAAGGCTAATAATACGGCTGGAATATTTTTTGGTGATGAGGTATTACTAACTACTGCTGGGCTACCTGTAGCCGCAACAGCTACACCTGTAGCGGTTGAATTTACGGGAACATCTACTAACGCCACTGCTGGTGTTATGGGTGTATGTGTTGGTGTTAGATATGTTGATGCTAATGGTGTTCAACAATTTGCACAATACTTACCAGCCAATGCTACTACCGCTGGCTTTACAGACATATTTGTTAGAGTCAACGATGATCCAAGACAGCTATATCAGATTCAAGGTAGCGCTGCACTAGGAACATTTAATAGTGGCACAGACGGTTCTGGCTTTGCTGGTGCTGTTGGTAAAAATGCAGCATTAGGTAACTATGAGGCTCAAAGCACCTCTACTGGACTTTCAGGTATAAACCTTGTTGTCGGTAGTAATGGTGGTTCACTCGCTGTAACAGAAACTTTAGCAATGAGAATTGTTGAGGTTGTTGCTGGTACAGAGAATGATAACTTCCCTGAGTTCATTGTTAAGTTTAACTTTAGTGTTCTCTCATCAGAGAATAATCTAGGTATTTAAGGAGAGTTTTAAATGGCAATTTCAAGATCGCAACTACTAAAAGAACTCCTTCCGGGCTTAAATGCCTTGTATGGACTCGAATACCAGAAATATGGTGAAGAGCATAAGGAGATTTATGAAACTGAAACTTCTGAGCGTTCATTTGAAGAAGAGACAAAGCTATCCGGTTTTGGGCAAGCCCCAGTAAAAACCGAAGGTGCTGCTGTTTCTTATGATAATGCACAAGAAGCGTTTACATCTCGCTATACCCATGAAACAATTGCTATGGGCTTTGCAATAACAGAAGAGGCATCTGAAGATAATCTTTACGATAGTCTTGGCGCTCGTTATACAAAGGCTTTGGCTCGTGCTATGGCGTATACAAAACAAGTTAAGGCTGCAACAATCCTTAACAAAGGCTTTACTGGTACAGGTAATCCTACTTATGGTGATGGACAGGTATTATTTTCTACCTCACACCCATTAGTAAGTGGTGGTACTAACAGCAATCGTCCTTCTACAGGCGCAGACTTAAATGAGACATCTTTAGAAGATGCTACTATTCAAATCGCTGCTTGGACAGATGAGCGTGGCTTGTTAATAGCTGCTAAACCTAAAAAGCTAATCATTCCACCAGCATTGATGTTTGTGGCTACTCGTATTCTCGATAGTGAGTTAAGAGTTGCTACTGCTGATAATGACCTTAACGCTATCAAGACCAATGGAACTATTCCAGAAGGTTATGCTGTTAATCATTATCTAACAGACACAAATGCGTGGTTCTTAACAACTGACGTACCTAACGGCTTAAAGCATTTTGTCCGTACACCGATGGCAACATCAATGGATGGAGATTTTGATACAGGCAATGTTAGATACAAGGCTCGTGAGCGTTATTCATTTGGCGTTTCTGATCCTTTAGGAATGTTTGGCTCTCCAGGAGCTTCTTAATGATAGGGGGCTTCGGCCCCCTGTTGTTTTCTAGGGTTAAAAATTATATCAACTGACCTAGCAGACTTATTAGAGATGATATAATGTACGTGCTAATACACAAGGAGAATTAAATGGGTACTACTACCTTTTCAGGTCCGATTAAAGCAGGGCCAATCAAAGACACCACAGGTACAACTGTAGGTACAGATATACAAAACACAGGTTCTGTATTAATGGCTCAATCAGCTAGAGTGGATGTTGTAGGAGCTACTGCAACAACAACTGTTGCTACTTTACCTCCGGGCGCACAAGTTACTAACGTATCTTTAAATGTTTTTGAAGCAGCAGGTGCTTCAGCTTCAGCTACTATGACTATTGGAACTTCTACTGGAGATGCTACTTTTTTGGCTAGTACCGATATTACTTCTATAACCAATGTTAGAAGTTCAGCTATGGGTACAGCTTCAATTAATGTAGGTACAGGTGGTGTTCAAGTGTTTGCTACATATTTTCCATCTTCACCATCTACTGTAGACCTTCTAGGTGACGCTATAGCAACTGTTGAATATATGCAACCTGTATCTGCTGGTGGTTTTTACACTATTTAAGGGGAGTTTATAATGAGCTTTGCTAGTGACGTAAAAGCCTATAGCTTGCCTGCAGGAACTGCTCAAGCTACTGCTATAACAGGTAGAACTAGATTGCAAGGTTTGTACTATGTTCATGGCAATAGCGCTGGAGCTACTTTAACTTTTAGCGATGGAACCAGTGCAGGCGCTACAACTAGGTATACAATAGCTTCGTCTGGAGTAAGTGCTGCAGAACACCTAAATATTCCTGATAATGGAATTTTGTTTACAAATGGTATTCACTTAGCTAATAGTAGTACCGCTGAAATTACAAGCGTTACGTTTTACTACGTTGGCGGTGGCACTTCTTAATGTAGATTATGCCTTCTAAATCTAAAGGAATGGGTATCAAGACTTCTGTAAAGTCTGGCAATTTTCGTAAGACTAAATCAGGGGCGGGAATGACCAAGAAAGGGGTAGCTGCTTATCGTAGAGCTAACCCCGGTTCCAAGTTAAAAACAGCCGTTACAGGTAAAGTTAAAAAAGGTTCTAAAGACGCTAAAAGACGTAAGTCTTTCTGCGCTCGTTCTGCTGGACAGATGAAACAGTTTCCTAAAGCAGCTAAAGACCCAAACAGCCGTTTACGCCAAGCTAGAAAGAGATGGAAGTGCTAATGGAAAAAGATATTAAAAGCGAGGTAGCTGTGCAAGCCAACGAGATTAACCATATTCAAAAAGATATGGATGAGATGAAAGCAGATATTGAACAGATTAAAAAGTCTTTAGCTAATATAGACAAGATGTTGTCAGAAGCTAAAGGCGGTTGGAGAACTTTAATGTGGGCAGCGGGTGCAGGAGGGGCTGTTGCCGCTTTTGTACTTACAATACAACAATTTTTTTGGAGTAAATAATGGCTAAGAAAAAAAGAATTAGTGGTGGTTTTGGTAAATTTAATATGGATGATAAGTCCTTTGATAA